ATGGTGTATGAGAATTTTTCATCATCCTCTATTGATTCAGAAATATCTTCATATGAAATATTTCTTTTTATTTTTTTGTTTTCTGAATCAACCATACCTAATAAGTGGTTTTTACATATCGTACCTAAATACGAGTATGCTTTATGTCCTTTATTGTGGTCAAACATATGTGCTTTGGTAATCAAGAAAGATACTGTATCAGCATGTACATCCTCAAATGAATCAAATTTACTATATAGTTTATATTTTCTAATAATGGATTCAATCATTTTATTGATAGGTAACACTAATTCTTCACTATAAATTTTACTTCTTTCGTTAATTTCTGTACTACTTAATAGTTTAATTACAGCCAATTCTTCCTTTTCACCAAAATAATTTCCAGAACTTGTTGGTTTCTTTTTTGGTGGCATATTAAGCAGTTGTGATATACGTTATATCTCTATCTTTTTTAAAGTAAAATTCTTTCTTAGCCATAGATAAAAGCCATCTAGCCTCTGCTGGGTCAATAGTTTGTTTGTAAGTATGAAACAATGAACCATCCCTCATATTAATGTGTTTATAACCAAATTTTGGTATAACCATAACTTTTTTTGAAAAAAATGTAGCCCTTAACAAAAACTCATACATAAACATTAATTTTACGTTACTCTTAAGTCCACCTAACTCTTCAAAAACTGATTTTTTAATCGCCATACCATCCGTTTTAAAGTTTTGATAAGCTAATAATGCATTGTGGTCTAGAATACCTAGTTCATCTGAGAAGCTATTAGCCCAAACAACTTCATTGGCTAAAGCCTGGAATTCATTATTGGTGTTAACATCTATTACTATTGGTAAGTATATATCACAATCCTCATATGCTGTTGCGTATTGTTTTACATTCTTAATCCAGATGTTAGCTAGTTCATCATCAAATTCTAAGATATTAACCCAATCAGATGTTGCTGATTTAACACCTAGGTTAATTTGTGAGGCAAAATCAGTATTACCATCATTCTCAATAATCTTAGTAATAGTTGATAGGGGTGACTCTGGTAATGAATTTAAGTATGTTATGACTTCAGAATCTTTGGGTGCCACAATAATTAATTCATTAGGTTGTACTTGTTGTGCTTCAACACTTTTTAAAGCTAATTCAAGCGTTTTTTTTGTAATATCAGTTAATTCATGTACTGGGATTACTATAGATATTGTAAATTCTTTTTTCATTATTCTTCTTTTTTATTTTCATTATTTAGATTTAGAAATGGATGATTATAGTACCTATTGATATTTATCTCATTACTATTTATCTCATTAATTATCCTATTACTATTTATACTATCATTATTCATATCTTTTATTATTTTATCGTATTTCATTTTGTTACGATAATTTGCTTTAAGCATTAAATCTGAATTTAATTTATCTCTGTAAACCAATAATTCATTGGTTGGATTATCTGGATTTAATTCAGAATTATGATTTATTATTACATCGAAATTAGTTAATTTGGGTCTAAGCCTGATATAGGAGTTATATTTGTTTGCGGATATCTTCAAATCTTTTAAAAAAATTTCATCAAAATGAATTCTATTACCATCAAATTCATATCCCCTACCTTCGTTAATTAATCTTATTACCCTTTCGTTAAAAATTTGTTCTTTAGTTTTAGGTTTTACATCAATTTTTTTAGGTTTAAAAAATAACTTAATCTTATTAGTTATTTTACTAATATAGTTTTTTATAAATGAAAACATATTTTAAATTGATGTTTCGTTAGGTTCTTCAACAGGAAGTAAGTGTTTTAATTCATTAACTCTATTTGTAACTAGAGTATTGAAAACTCTTTCAACCTCAGATTTTTGTTTATCCAAGGTATAAATCCCTGTTGTTAGTTTCATATTATCTGTAAGATATGCTGGTACAGAATCTTCTAACCAAGCTTTCATAAACTTAGCAATCAATTCTGGAATAATTAATGTTGTGTTTGTCCAAATCCCATTGTTAGCGATAGTAACCTCGCCATCAGTATTTGTTGTTTCTAACCATTCTGGTATCATAGTTGGAAGTAAGCCAATAACTGGTGTTTCACACTCCATTGCTTCCAATGGGAATGTACCAAAACCAGATGCTGTATCCAACCAAACAGCCAAGCAAGACTCACCTAATGCCTTGGCAAAATCAGTTCTACTTAACCCACGTAATTCCCTAAATGTAACCCATTTATACATTGGGTGTTGTAAATAGAAGGATTTAACAATCTTAGTTATATCAGATTGATTCCTAGACACAATAGAGATGATTGGTTTCTTAGGTTTATCACTAGATTTAAAATAACTTGGGATTGATGGTTGAATGATGTGTGTTCTAACTGATGGAAACAATGATTTGATGTAATCGGCTTGTTTATCTGATGTTGTAATAGCATCATTAAAACCACAATCCACATTCCAAGATTTACCTGGTGGAATCATATCTAATATATAATCATAAGCTTGTGAGAAAACAATCTTCTTACATTGGAACCCCTTTAATTGGTCCATCAAACCAAAGAATATTTCTGGGATGATAATAAAGTCTTCAGCGTTGATATTGATATTTTTACCCTCAATAGATGCGTGTGGGAGTGAGCAATATTCTTCACCTAACCAATCTGATAAACCACCACCATTTTCATCAGCAGTAAATTTATAGTCATTTTTTTCGTGTAATATATTTGCTTTATACCCTAATTCATTTAGGATTTTAACATTTTCATAAATGTTGGCAACACTTGCTGTTGCAACACCTTTAGTGTCTAGAGTAAAAAAATAAATGTTAAAATTTTTATTCTCTAATTTTTCAATTAAGTTTAGTAATTGGTTTTTCATTGTTATTTGTATTTAATAATTCCGTTTTTTAGTAAGGTGTTAATTACCAATTTATGTGAGAAGCTTAACCCATCTAATGCTCTGTCAGCACCCAAAGTTTCATCCATTTCAACACTAAAAACTTCAGTCAATACATCTATAAAATATCGTATTGTTTCATATTTAGGTAAATTTATTGTTTTATCTTTTGATGGGGATATTGTGGTCATATTTCTACTAACTAAATTACCACTACTATCATAACTTTCAAAAATTGTAGTTTCTACGTCAGTTGGGTCTGGGTTCATTGTTACATATTTTTCCAAGGCATCTATGTCAATGAAAAATGTTTTGTTTCCGAATTCTAGCATATTAAAGTTCTTCATATTGTGTTAGTTCTGTTGTTATTACTTTTTTAATTAAATCATCGTTTGTTATTAATTCCATGATATCATTAACCTCATAGGTTCCAGTTGATTCTGAGTTATATGGGCTTTTTACCTTGACACTTATTTTACCATCTGGTTTATTATCCAAGGCTATTGGGTTTGCCGTAATCAAGATATCAATACCATCCCATTCGTCCACGTTACCTGGTACAAATTTGATATTGGTTGCTCTACAACCAAGCTTGGAAAGGAAAAATAATGTGCTTGGGATACTCTTATCCACTTCTCTTGTTACAACAGTTAAATCGATATCATAGAAATCTTTTAAATCTCTTATAAATGAATTTAAGTGTATTTTTAAGGCTTCCGATTTTACGTCAGCATGAGCGAATATTTCCATTGCTGATTCTGAGTAGATAAAAGTATTCATTTCTTTAGCATCTTTGAATGCCGACAATGAATTCAGAAAATCAAAGTTTGTTAACTCAGTTTCTTCAATTTTGAAATCTGGGTAATACTTGTTATAGGTATAGGTTAATTGACCAATGAAATCACGAACGACCTCATTAATACTAATACCAATAGAAATTTGTTTTTTATTCATTAATACAATAATTTAAAACAAACATAATATTGTTTATTTTAAAGTAAAGTTATTTTTTTAATGAATTAAATTTATCTTCAATTTTTTTAATCAATGGATTTCTAACGATATCATCTACTGTTAATTCAACTATACCAATCTCATCAATATCATTGAAGTTATTAATTAGGAATTGTAAAGCTGATTCTTTTTTATCTTTGATATCAATTTGGTTCACATCACCCAAGAAAACCATCTTGCTGTTCTTACCTAAACGAGTCATGATTGTTCTAATATTTGGTATCGTTATGTTCTGAACCTCATCACAAATCACTATAGCTGAATCTATATTAATTCCACGAAGAAAGGCTATTGGTAAAGTTTGAATGACACCTAATTCCATTAATTTAGATGTTTTATCTTTACCAATTAATTTTTCAAAATTATTTGTAAATGAATAAATTATT